TATATTGCCTGTACTTATATGATTAGATTCTAAAATACTAAGAATAAAGTGTTCAATAATATTATCCAGCATGGTAACTAGGTCACTGATGAATAACTCATCGTCTTTCCACTCATCAAAGTATTCTAAGTTAACACTGGACAAGCAACAAACTGCTGTTCGCTCTTCACTAGTAGGCAGGGTAATCTCAGAACATAAATTACTTTGACGTACTTTAAGTCCTAAGTCTTTCTGCTGTTGTGGTAGAGCCTCGTTACAACGATCAAGGTTAACAATATATGGCTCACCTGTTTCTGCTCTGGTATGTATTAGCTGCCACCACAAGTCACGCGCCGCTAAAGTTTTTATTGCTTGTTTTGATTTAGGATCAATCAGCCGCCAAGGGAGGTCGTGTTGGACAGAGTAAAGAAACTCATCAGAAATACTAACCCCGTTATGTAGATTAAGACACTTGCGGTTGAGATCGCCACCAGTAGTTTTTCGCATCGCAATAAACTCTTCAATCTCTGGATGGCTAATGTCCATATACGCTGCATAAGATCCTCTCCTAGTAACACCCTGATTGAATGCAAGCATCTGGCTGTCTACGACATGCATGAATGGTATGCTACCAGTAGACTCACTACCGTTAGCAGTAGATACCCCATTACTCCTAACATCACCCCAATATCCACCCAAGCCTCCACCCGAACTTGCGAGCCATATGTTCTCATCATAGTGATCAGATAGACCACGCCTTGAATCAGGAACATAATTAAGAAAGCAAGAGATAGGTAAACCACGCTTGGTTCCCCCGTTGCTAAGGATAGGAGTGCTAAACATGAACCAATTAGAACTTGCGTAATTATAAAGTCGCTGTGCAAGATCGAAGTCAGTATGTCCTTGATAAGTAGCACTGTACACAGCAGCCCGTGCGAAAGCTTCTTGAGCATGTGTTTCATCTTCCCAAAAGTATCTGTCTTTTAAAGTTTCTAAAGAAAACTCATTGAGTAATTCTTCTTTGTCATAATCTATTTCGATGCCTAGATAGTTCATCTTCCCAGTTTTCAATGTCATCAATATCTTCCTTTTCTCTAAGCTGGTCTTTTCTGTACCCCTTGGTTCGCGCTTTATTTTTAGATTGTTTCCGCTTGTTGAACCTTTCCCTACGTTCTTCTTTCCTATCCCAAGACATCCTGATTCTCCATCAAGAACTTGAGCAATCGCTCCTCGTACCAACGAGCTTTGCGTAGATCTTCTATGGGCTTCTTCTTGTATCTGAATCTCCAGCGGTACTTCAAAGAGTTACCACGCAGATAACCTACAAACTCATCAGGAGTAAGCATCGCCTCAATAGCTTCTATGCACTCTATGTGTCCGTTATTATAATGAGGCGGGTGATCTACCATAGTGTTTATTAAATTAGAATATGAGTTACCCAAACGATTATCAGGTATATTTTCACCATATACAGGATGATCATTAGGAACATCTTCTTCGTCATCAAGCCACTGAACTTGAAACTTATTGTCTCTTCCTACTGTCTTATCTCTTAGTGCATCCCACTCTTCTGGTGTTGCGTCATCAATACTCATTGCATCTCCAAGTTTATCTTATCAGTACGTTTCTTAAATTCTTCAGTGTCTCTAGCAGAAGCATCAATCCACTCATCTGGAATAGTGTCTTCGCTGAACCATCTGAAACCATTAGCATTTGCCCATTCTGCATGAGATCTTTTAGTCCCATCTTTACGCCGCTTAGCGCCAGGCATAGGTGCTGAAGGATTAGCAAACAAGAATACAAGTTCAGTATTTTTAGGTAAGTTCTTTTTTACCCATACGTATTTATTGTACTCGGCAAAGTCCCAGAACCGTCCTTTAGATTCAAGTAGTATTTTCTTACGCCCTATCTTTCTAACGAAGTCTGGCTCATACTTGTGTTCGACTACATACTTAATGTTGTCAACGTGATGATCCCAATCTTTTAGTATAGATTCGTGCAGTACAGCTTCCCATATAGAGTCGTACTTATGGTTGTCTGCCGTAACTACTTTCTTAGGTCTAGGCACTCTAGGTTTTCTGCGCCCACTGACCACACGTTTCTTTGTACTAATCTTCAACACTCCCTTTCTTTTTGGCTAGGTCTTCTAGATCTTTCATCGTTATATCTTCAACACTACTGCCAAGACTTACAAGTTTCTTGATGCTTTTTCTAGTCCACTTAGGGCTATAGAAGCTTAACCTCAAACACCCATTAGCATGGAAGTAGTTAACGTCTGGCAGGAAAGAGTACATATTTTTCAATGATACTTTTTCGTAGTCTTTATCAGATATGAGTGTCTTTAACCACTCTAGTAGAAGGAAGTCTGCATGTCTGTTTATTCTTTTTATGATCTTTCTGTTCATGTAATCTCCAATACTCTGGGTTCAGATACTACTTTAGTAAAGTACTTATAACCGTTTGAGTATTTAAAGACTCTTAGACCAGAGCCATCATTAGAATCAGACCAGCATTGTTCTTTATGGGGGCAGTATCCGCAGGTTCTAGGTAATACTTCATTACCTTTTTTACCTTCAGGTATAGGAGTATAGCAATGGCTTGGAGGTTTGTCAAGTGTCAAAGCCTCTTTTAGCTCTTTTATTTTCTTTTTTACATTAGGTTTAGATAATGTCCCAGGTCTGAACAGAGCTAATTCACCTGACTCCTTGTTGATGGCTAAGAAACCACCTTCACTTGTACCTTCTGCTGCCTCGTAACCTGCAAGCTGCGCCATATATCCGAAGCTATCATCGTTTATAAGCGTACCTTCAGAGAACTTCTTGAAGGCAAAGTTAGATGCGGTCTTAACATCAATAACCTCACCGTCTATCTTGCAGTCCATGTGACCTTTGATGTCATCAACTACTACTTCTTTCTGCTCATCGGTTACAGTATGACCTGATAGCCTCACCAGCATCAGCAGTACTTCTTCTAAGATATGCCCATACAAGAACTTAATCTGTGTAGCTGCTTTAGGTTTGTACCTATCGTCTACTTCTTTAGAGTCATACCACAACTGCCTCGCAGGACGCCCTATACTGCTCATACGCAGCCCTTTAGTCTGCTTGTGTGGCTGAGTCCACCCCCTGAGAACTTCCTTCATACGCTCTCCAAAGTCCTCTACAGCTTCATCAGGTAACTCTTTACCATCAGTAGCTTCGATGACAGCAGAGTACATATCGTCTACTAAGCTGTCTAAGTTTTTAGAAGAGTTCAAGTTGTTTCCCCTCAAATAAAGAATCTAGTTTAACAATAGCGAGACTAGCATCACAAACAAACCACTCACCTCTACGTGCGTAATGCTTCTCAAGTAGGGCATGTGCTTGTACTTCAGCCTCTCTTCTGTCCTCAGCGTTGTATGCTTTTACTAACTCGTAGTCCCTGTAAGGTGATGATGTTTGATACTGCTTTAGTCTATCCTGTGCGTCTACAGCCATGCCTACTTTACACCAGCTAGGGAAGGCAGGGTTTCGTATAATGTATACCTGACCTTCTTTTGTCTTCTCGTAGTTATTTAAAGAACTAAAGGCTGCGTCAGTAAATCCTTTGTAGCGCCCTGGCTTATGTAGTGGGTGATCTTTAGATATGTAGTTTCCATCTACCCACATTCTATTTCCGTTGGATCTATCATCGTGTCCTTTATTGCAGCTTTTGCATTGTGTTCTGTTTAAATTTTTCCAGCTTCTTTTCCAGTTTTTGTCTGTCAAGGATACGCCACACATTCTACAGTTTTTATCAATGTGTTTCTGATCAGTTGTTTCCGACATCACCATTCACCACACCCCGCTTCTCTACAGTTAGGCCAATTAGGACATCCTAAATGATCATCTTCATTATAAGTATCAGTCTCATAAACATCGACTGTGTTAACTACGTCTTCATGATACAGTAAGTTACTGCTCCCATAAGACAACCAGACTCCTGTTTCATTTGGAGTGTTAAACCCCTGTTCAAACTGAGCATCAAAGAAAGCTATATCAACTTCAGCAGGATCGGCGTTTATCCAAAGAGTTCTTTTTGTAGAGTGCGATAGACTTCCTGCGGGTTCGTACTGTATATTTAGACCGTCTTCAAAGGATGCATAAAATCCCATGCTCTCTTCATCATTACAGATACTTTTTAGTTTTATTCTATCAATGTGTTTCTGACCAGTTGTTTCCGACATTGTATTCTCCGTCTAGTGGACAAGTAAGGTAAAGATAATCACCAGCATCTATAATAGCTTCGACACCCATCTTACCTACACGATCAGCGTCTTTCTCAAGAACCTCAAGCTGCCACTCATCATGCACATTACATACAAAGTGAGCGTCTAAGCCTTCCTTCTCAAGCTCATCGTTGAACAGCACCAAGGCTTGCTTCATAACAATAGCACCAGCACCTTGTAGCAAAGTGTTAAGTGCTGAATGTTCTGATCTTACAAAGAGCTTTCGACCATCTAACCCTTTGAGGTAGCCTCGACCTGCCGCTCTCGCAACTTTGTTTTTGAGATTTGTAAATGCTGGAAGATTATCAAAGAAAGATTTTCTAAGTCCCTGGCCCACTGCTCTGCCTCCTCCAGCCACACTTCCAAGCTTTTCATCTCCTGCTCCGTATAGGAGTGCATAAATGAATGTCTTCGCCTGATTTCTTGATTCAAGTCCCGCAAGTTTTTGATTAGCGGTGTGTACGTCTCCGTTAATGATTTCATTAGTATAGTCCTCGTCTTCCATATAGTGAGCGAGCATCCTAAGTTCCAAGCCACTAGCATCTATACCTACCAGTTTGTATCCTTTGGGTACAGTCCAGCAAGCACGACAGTCCTTTCCATATGGTGAATTAGAACTCGGTACTTGAGCCATATTAGGTTCACGATGAGTCATGCGCCCCGTTATAGTACCGTTAGGTATTACAAAGCCATGCACCCTGCCATCTTCTCTAACAGATTCTATCCAAGACTTTATCTGTGCCTCACGTTTCTGATACATCAGATAGTCTTTGATTAGTTCTGCTTCAGGTATACCTTCAATAGAAGAAAGAGTTTTCTCGTTAACCACTGGTCTACCATTAACGGTAAACTCTGTAGGCTTCCATCCAAACTCTACTAAGTATTCTCCAACCTGTTTCCTAGATCCTATGTTGAAGTCTACAGTTGTAGTTCTAGTGGTAGAGAACACAGCAGGTTGCGAAAGGGTTTCGTACTCTTCAGCCGTAAGCCTGACGCCTTTACCTGAAGGTGTATCCCAGCTACCTGTCTTGGCAACAGCACCACCAGCATTCTCCCTGCGATATATCAGACGCTCATCTATCTTAGGTTTGAACACCTTACATACTTCAGCCTCTGTCTCTGCCATCTTCTCACGCATAAGAGCCAGTAGCATCGTTGCCTTGTACTCGTCAAAGTAAAAGCCCCGTTGCTCTTGCTTCTTGAGTATAGTGGCTACCTCTTCTTCAAGCGCCATACACTCAGGGCTAAACCCTACGCCTTCTTTCTGTAATGCTTTGTATACTTTGACGTTGACTGCTACATCACGCTTACAGTACTCAAGCATGTCCTCTGTATAGGCATCGAACTCTTCAAACTCAATCTTAGCCAGACCTAATTTAGTTCCCCATACTGCAAGGCTGTGACCACCTTCACGTACAGGATTAAAGAGCCTGGAATACACAAGAGTATCAATTAGTTTTTGATTTCCTAGTTTGAAAGATGTTAGATTCTCAAGCACTGGTATGTCAAAGCCAATGATGTTATGTCCCGAAAGCTGCTCAGCATTATTCAAAAGCTTAACACCTTCCTCAATATCATCAGGGCCATACGACCACACCTGACCTGTATCCACCTCTTGTGCTACTAGGCACCATATCTTAGTGGCATCTAAGCCATCAGTTTCTATGTCAAATAACAACTTCATTCAAAAGCCAACCCTGATTCTTCTTCAAAAGTTATATCAGTATCATCGACCTCGTTCAGCCTACCAGTATCCTTATCATACTGAAGGTAGGTAGCGATACCGACATCGCCTGTGTATCTAGACTTCAAGATACGGACACGAGTAGTAGAAGCCACCACTGGATCATCAGCCTGTTGATTACGTTCAAGAGTTATAACGCAATCGGATAGCTGTGCAATGGACTGACTGCCTCTCAGATGGCTCAGATCCGTCTCTGCGCCCTTTTCATGCCCCTTGTTACCATCTATACGTCTTAGGTGTGACACCAGTATAAGACCTGCTCCTGTCTCTTCAGCAAGGCTACGTAGCCTAGTCATAATAGAGTCAATGGAGCGCCGTTCATCGCCTTCAAGTGTAGCAGACACCATCATATGTAGGTGATCTATTACTACCCACTTACACTCGCATCCTACAATCATGTACCGTAGCTTTGAAAAGATACCGTCAATGTCATTGGAGCCAAAGTGTGCGTGTATCCATACCCTGTCGTTGTTGTTATTGTCCACAAACAGATCATCAAAAAGAATGTCTAGCTCTTCTCTTGAATGTTCTTCGCGTATCCGATCAATGTGCAACTTAGCATTAGCTTCGATAGACAGGATGCCATCAACAGTCCTAGTCCAATCTTCTTCAAGAGCTACGATGCCTATGTTGTCATCAGTGTTTTTAATTAGCCAGTGTTCTAGTTCGCGTGTAACGCTAGACTTACCTAAGCCTGTGCCACCTGCAAGTAGTACT